CTCATCTCCTATGGTGCATCTACGGGTTAGCGGTTGACGTAGGCGCGGACGATCTCGGTCTGCTTACCGCGTGGCAGGTTCTCAAAAAGGTCTGAATCGAAGGGATCTTCGCCGGCAGGGTACATGTCGATGATTTTGCGATTGTAATGCGCCTTGGCTGCATCCCATGCGCTCACGAATCCCGTCTTCACGGGCCATCGCTTCGCCCGCACCCGTGCCAGCGTCTCAGCAGCAGCATCTCTCTTGGCCTGAGACTTGGAACTCCCACCACGCTTCCCAATCTCACGCAGATACTCCCTGATCTCCATACGGCTTACTGTATCACGAAACGGCTTGGACTGGAATTGATAATTTTGTCAAGTTGTGGCTATAATGCCTTGAGGGTTTCCGAAGTGCCCACCGAATATAGCCCACAGCTTGCAGAGACAATTTGCAGCCAGCTTGCTACAGGCGATAAGACTCTTCGCCAGATATGCCGTGAGCTTGGAATCCCTCATTCCACAGTGCTTACATGGGCATCGAAGCATACACCCTACCCTGAATTTCCCGACCAGTATACGCGTGCGCGCGATATTGGCTGTGATGCCGAGTTTGATGGGATCATGGACGGCTATGCGATTGAGCCGCCTACTGTTGACGGCAAAGTGGATCAAGGTTGGGTGGCATGGAATCGAGACCGCCAGAATGATCGCAAATGGTGCTTAGCTCGTCGGAAACCGGCTGCTTATGGCGAGAAGGTGCAGCAGGAAGTCACCGGCAATATTGGGGTGACTGGCCTTGCCGAAATCCTCTCCCAAGCTCGTAAGCGATGAGTGCTGATTCCGATCTGATTGCGGAGATGCGGGAATACTCCCGCGATCCGTTGGGTTTTGTATTGGGCTTCTTTCCGTGGCATCAGGCTGGCGAGCTAGAGGATTATTCCGGCCCCCATGCTTGGCAGGCTGACATATTCAACCTTATCGGTGAGCATTTGCGCGGGGAGAACTGGGCGAGTCCATTGCGGATCGCCGTATCGTCTGGACGCGGGATCGGCAAGTCTGCCTGGATTGCGATGCTGAGTCATTGGGCGATGAGTACCTGCGACGACTGCCGTGTGTTGGTTACAGCTAACACCGAACCCCAGCTTTCCACAAAGACCTGGCCTGAGATATGTAAATGGTTCAGACGGTCACGCAACGCTCATTGGTGGATTCCGACTGCGACAAAGATATGCTCCGCAGACAAGCGACACGCAGATACTTGGCGGATTGACCGTGAGACGTGGAGCGAGAATAATGTTGAGGCGTTCCGAGGGCTGCACAACAGTGGGAAGCGTATGGTCGTCATCTTCGATGAGGCTGCTGGTATTCCCACGCCCATCTGGGAAGCGACGCAAGGCTCGCTGACCGATGAGAAGACGGAGATGCTCTGGATTGCATTCTCAAATCCCTCACAGCCAACGGGGAGCTTCCGCGAGTGCTTTGGTAGGTTCAAGCATCGCTGGGTCACGCGCCAGATTGATTCACGCAATGTGCCTGGAACCAATAAGGAAGAGATTGCGGGGTGGGTCAAGGACTATGGCGAGGACTCGGATTACGTCCGCATCAACGTCAAGGGCGAGTTCCCCCGCACCGGAAGCAATCAGTTTATCGGCGCCGACTTGGTCTCAGAGGCGCGATACCGCGTGTTACGGCCAGACGAGTACGAGAGTCAATGGAAGGTGTTGGTCTGCGATCCTGCGCGGTTTGGGGAGGATCGCACAGTCATAGGGTATAGACAAGGGCCTAAGTTCGTCATTCTCGATAAGTTGCGTGGAATGGACAGCGTGCAGGTAGCAAGACGGTTCATACAGCGAATGAAAGAGCACGATCCTAGGACATGCGTGATTGACGGCGACGGACTGGGTGGCCCAATATGCGATATTGTGCGCGACGAGATGAAGGGCTGGTTTGCTGCAAACCCTGCACGCCGGTTCACTGAGTTTCATGGGGGAATCGCCCCAACGGATGCCAATGCATATTTCAACTACCGCGTAAGCATGTGGGGCCGGATGCGTGACTGGTTGAAGGTTGGGCAGATACCAGACGATCCTGAGTTGGAGATGGATTTGACTGGCCCGACTTATGGCCATTCCAACAAGAATCAGTTGCAACTTGAGAAGAAGGAGGACATGAAGAAGCGGGGATTGGCATCTCCCGATCTTGGGGATACACTGGCGATGAGCTTCTGTGCTATCGTGGCGGGGAAGACGCAGTTGGAGCGCGATACTGAGAAGCTGGCGGCTGCGGGGTCGATTACGGAGCGAAGTCTGTTGCAGTTCAAGCTGACGCATGAGCGGGACGCACGGGAGAGACAGGCTGAGGAGCGGAGGCCAGCGCATTGGGAATGATAAGCGAAAAGCTGGACGCTGAGATCAGGAAGGCGTCCGAGATTATGTGGAAGTACCGCGTGGCGAAAGAGGATCAGATTGCCGTGGTAAAGATTCTCTTGGATGCTGGCGTGGAGAAGTGCTTGGACGAGCAACAGCGAATACGCGAGGAGAGCGCAGTGTTGGTGAATGCGGCGTGTGGACTACCGAATTAGTGTGACGAGTTGGGCATCTTGCAGCAGGAAGGCCAGCAGGCCGACCCAGAACATGTCGAGGCCAACCGTGGTGAGTTTGGGGTTGGCGGCAAGAGCAAACATTAGGAGCCCGATGACTGAGACGAGCAGGGGAAGAACGATAATCATGGTGACACCTCGGAGGGTAGGATGCGGTTAGAGGATTTGGCGGCGTTCCTGTTCCCGATGCGGACGCATCTCATGGGTGAGTTGAAGCAGCAGCGCGAGGACTTTCTGGAGCGTTTGCGGGAGAAGGATGCCGAGATTCGGAGACTTAGGGCGGAGCTTGGAAGCAAGGGTGTTAGGATGGAAGCGCCGGAACCAAAGCGCCTGCCTGTGATGTATGTCGATCCAACCAAGGCAGGTATATACACTGCCCCGCTGGACTGGCAGGGCGAGTTGAACCAAATGCTCAAGGAGGAAGAAGATGGCATACGAAGCGGGGGACGGGTTCAAGAGCACCAACCGAGCGCCGATGATGGCGCACAAGCGCAGCATGGAGCGTAAGTCGATGGCTGGTGGCGCAGGTGTCGCCGAGCGCAGCGATCCGTTGCAGCAGCCAGCGGGCGAGGATCAGGGCCAAGAGGATGGCTCTCAGGTTGCCCAGGAGCTTGGCCCCGCGACTGAGGTTCAGGTGATGCACAACCATGAGGCTGGCGAGCATCACGTCCAGTCGATGCACCCGGACGGGCATCAGCAAGAGTCAATGCATGGCTCGGTCGATGAGGCGCACGAACACGGCAAGAAGCTCGCGGGCGGCGGGATGGAACAAGAGATGGGTGGCGAAGGCCAAGAGGAGCCAGAATATGAGTGATCTGCATGTAGTACCAGGCAATGAGGGGTTTGGTCTGATCGACCATATCAAGGCGATTGATGAGCGACTGGGGCGGATTGAGATGCTCTTGGAAGCGAAGTTCTCCGATGGCAGCGGAAGCTACAAATACAACGAGCCGGTTGACTGGACGAAGACTCAAGGTGCTGGACTGACATCGGACACGAGCGCGCCTATATCTGGACTGCCGACTCAAGCGCAAGCCGATGTTATCGCGGCCAATGCACGGGCCGAACGGGAAGCACGCCGCGCGGCGTAGCCATGTCTGAGCATCGCATCCTCGAAACCATTCTCGAACGACTCAACCGCATTGAAGACAACACGGAGAAGATTATGACCACTCAAGCCGAATTTGACGCAGCTCTAGATACCCTGATTGCAGCCGAAGCAGCGCGCGATGCTGCCGTCACCGCAGCCCTCAACGACCTCATCGCCAAGGTATCGGCTGGAACCGTGACCCCTGCGGACTTCTCTGCGGAACTGGCTCAGGTTGCAACACTCCAAGCGAATGCAGCGGCCATCACTCAGACGGCGACCACCGACGATCCTGGCCCCTTAGTTGTCCCTACGACGCCAGCAAGCTAGGAGGGGGTAGCGATGTATGGAACGAAAACCAAAGAAGTCTCCCTCGGCTCCAAGGGATCGTTCAAGGAACATCCAGGGGCGCTTCACCGCGCCCTCGGTGTTCCAGAAGGCGATAAGATTCCTGAGAAAGACTTGGAAGGCCATCATTCGGGACACTTGGGGCGCATGATAGCGTCGGCCAAGGGATTTTCGAGCATGAAACACTAATGCCGTTCCTATCCAAGGCGCAGCAGCGATGGGGGCATACTGCCGAAGGCGAGAAGGCATTAGGTGGCCCTGCTGCGGTGTCGGAGTGGGATCATGCGACCGATGAGAAGGCACTGCCGAAGAAGCTGCATGAGATGTCGAAGCCGCTGGGGAAATAAATGGCCGACGTAGTGGACGATGACGTAGAAGCTACTGCGCAGGACTTCGATCCCGCATCTCTGCCGCTCGGCACGTTCACATCCTTCGTCGTGTCAGCCCAGCCAATGTATACGACGGCTGAGACTGCGACCAATAAACTCAGCGACGATCAGAAGAATGCTGTCAAGAAGATGGTGGAAGCGTGCGCCACGGCTGACCAGGTAGCCCGCAGGATCGAAGTGCAGGGCGCATGGATGCTGGAACTACTCGACCGAGGCTTTCATCGTCTAATCCCCAAAACGGACGGCGGCTGGAGTATCAATGGAGCTGGTGTTGGGAGTTTTCAGAAGTACGGAGTGTTTGGGGCGAATGTAGCCGGGGGTTGGTATGACACCAACGTCATCGGGGAGAAAAATGACACCATCGTTAGCTTGCTCACGCGGGAGATTGCGGAAAGCACGTTCTTTGCGACTCGTCCAGGCGATCCAGATGACGAGACGTATGCTGCTGCCGCCAACTGCCTCAAGCACTTCATCGCGGAGGACAACAAGTACGGAACTTTGCAAGCTGGTCTCGGTCGGCTGTACTGTACCGATGAGACAGCCGTGGGATACACACGCCCAGTGGCAGATGCCCAAAAGTGGGGATACGAGGACGTTGCCCCTGATGTAGTGCCAGAGACGGCGGATGGCGAAGACCCAGACGCGGCGGGAAGTGAATCGGATCGCCCTAAAATCCGTACTCAGTCTGAGGTTTTTGGCAAACTCTGCCGCAAGGTTTCTGTGGTTTCGACTCAGATGAAGGATTGGCCCTACTGTGGGCTATCGAAGGAATACGACATTGCGAAAACCAAGGCTGAGTTCCCCTGGATCGCGTCGAAGATCAAGGCTGGCGACATGGGGATCGCCGAACTAAAGCTGGACAGGCTGGCGCGGCAGTCGATCAACACTTCGATGCAGTCGAATTTCGCCACCGGCGACTCGCTGATGCGGGATGTAACGAAGTCGCGATGGTGGTTGCGCCCTGAGATGTATATGGACGATTCCTGCCCCAAGCCGCTGAGAAGCTGGTTCTGGCAGACCTTCCCCAAAGGCTTTCTCGTGGTCTATGCCGCCGGGGAATTGGCATTCATGCGGAATGAGTCGATGGACGAGGTATTGACCGAATTTCATGCAAGATCTGGGAATGGACAGAACCGCAGAGCGTTGACAGAGAGCTATGCGTCTGTCCAGATGCGCGTGAATGTGCTTACGGACTTGATAGACGAGTTCTGCCGGAAGGAAATTCCGCGCGTTGGGCTGGATAAGGATGTCTGGAACGTACAGGCGATTCGTGCCTCCAGCGTCCGTGTAGGCGTATTCGAGCCATTCCAGGCTCCCGATGCACCTCGCACGGCGGCAGATACCATCTTGCCTTTTCCCACGCCTACGGGTCAGCCGATGATGCTGGAGTTCTGGCAATACCTGATCGGGCCGCTTGCGGAGCAACTGACTCATGCCCAGCAGGGTCTCGCAGGGTCTCAAGACTCGAACGATCCCGATAAGACGGCGACTGAGGTTGACAAGACGGACGAGAATGCGCGGAGTTCGTTTGGCGAGAGTTGGAAAAACATCCTTGAAGGCTTTGCCAACATGACGACGCAGGCGGTGAGTTGGAACGCGCGGGTGCAGCCGGAAGAAGCGAAGTTCGACACAACGTTCAAAGGCAAAGGCCGTATTCAGGCGCAGATGAAAGACCTCAAGATGGGGTCGGCTGTCGCAAGGGCGGATGGTGATGCGAACTTCCCAGAGACGTGGAACGAACGTCAGCGGGTATGGGACAAGATGATCGCGGATGCTCCGGCCAATCCGTTTATCGCGTCATGGCTGTCCGATCCTGAAAACATGGCCGGGGCGCAGGAGTTCATGCCGAAAGGGATGAAGGCACCCTCGGCGCGCTCGACTGAGAAGCAGAAGGCAGAGTTTGACATTCTGTTGAAGACGCCGCCAACGGACAATCCGCAATATTTGCAACTCAGTCAGATGGTTGAAAAGTTGACGCCGATTGTGCAGGCTGGGACTGCCGAGCAACAGCAGATGCAGGTGCAAGGGCTACAGATGCCTCCCGACCTTGCGCAGAAGCTCCAGCAGGCTCAACAGATGCTACAGCAGGCCCAGCAGCAACTACAGCAGACGCCGCCACAGATTTCCAGCGTTCCTGTGCTGCCAACGGACGAACATGCAGTGGAGGCACAGATTTGCCTCAACCTCATTCGGGACGCGGAGGGCCGCAGGCTTGCCTCGTCGAAAGAGCCGGAAGATCAGGCGATCTTTCAAAACCTCAACCTGCATTATCAGCAGCACGATCAACTGGCGAAGCAGCAGGCTCTCCAGAACGCCAAGCCTGTACCGCCGAAGACTTCGATCACGGTTGATCCATCGAAACTCCCGCCGCAGGAACAGGCTGCGGCGTTGCAGATTGCTGGCATCCCGGCAGATGCGGCGAGTATTCAGGGAGATCAGGCATTGCAGCCGCACGAGATCACGACGAAGGAAAAGGGTGTTGGCCCCAGTGGAAGCGAGTTGGAAAGAACTACTTCCGTGGTGGGCAAAAGTCTAAGCTAGACTTGAGCGAAACAATGATACTATGTATGTATGAGAACAGGTAGACCAGTTGAAAATGTTCAAGTTAGGTTTCGAGAGAAGGTAGACACGGTGGGTTTGCCGCCAGCTTCCTATACGGGGCTATCAACCAACTGCCATTTGTGGATGGGTAGTATTCGCAATAAATACGGGCAGTTTTGGCTGGGTGGTGCTAATCGGGGAGCGCACACCGTTGCATTTGAATTATTCCACGGAAGGAGATCGCAGATGTCA